TTAACAAGTGTTAGTGGAACATTTACTGCTGATGAGAAAATTACCCAAGCTTCAACCGCTGCGATTGGTAGGGTAGTTGAGTGGGATAGTACTAACTCTATTCTTTATTATCAACAGGAAAGATATACTGACTATGGTACAAACTCAGTTGGTGCGTATATTGCTTTCTCTGGTGCAAACGCTATTACAGGCGCATCATCTAGTGCTGCCGGCACACCAGATTCAACATCTGACTCAGCAGTAACACTTGCAAATGGATTTACTATCACGTTTACTGATGGTTACGTTAATCCAGAAGTGCAACCGGACAGTGGTAATATTATCTATACAGAAAACAGATCACCAATATCCCGTGCGACAGATCAAACGGAAGATATAAAAATTGTAGTGGAATTCTAATATGGCACAAAAAACAAATCTTAACGCAGCACCGTACTTTGATGATTTTAATGCAGATGATAACTATCAAAAGATTCTCTTTCGGCCGGGGTTTGCAGTTCAAGCAAGAGAACTAACGCAACTACAAAGTGCTTTGCAGCATCAAATTGAAACTCACGGTAGTCATATTTTCCGTGAGGGTGCAATGGTTGTGCCCGGTCAAGGAACGTCTCAAAGTTATTATTCCCTTAAATTTGCAAGTACATTTAATGGTCAACAGGTCGATCCATCACAATATTTTAATGTGGATAGTCCTACAATTATTACAGGGGCAACAACGGGCGTTACCGCAAAGGTAATTGGTTTCAGCGCTGCAACAACAACAGATCAACCTCTCCTTTATGTTTCATATGAACGTGCTGGAACTGACTTTGAAACCACAGTTTTTGCAGATGGTGAGAACATTACTGCAAACACTGCGATCACACATTCAACTCAGGCATACGCAGCAAATGTTGCAGCTGTTACAACATACACTTCTGTGTATACAGAAACAAATGGTGCGAGTGCTGCACAACTTGCAAGTGCAGAAGGTCCAGCATCAAGAACTGGTCTTGCATATCGTGTCGAATCTGGTATCTACTATATTCGTGGCTTCTTTGTTAATAATGTAGCAGAAACTCTAGTTCTTAACAACTATGGGCCTGATTATACAGGACTAGTTGGGTTTAAAGTAAGTGAAACCATTGTTACACCAGAGAGTGCATCAAGTCTATTAGATAATTCTACAGGTTCTAGTAACTTTGCAGCCAAAGGCGCCCACAGGTTGAGTGTTTCTGTTGCACTATCTACTAACACATCTACAACAGACACTACTAATTTTATATCTCTTGCAAATTATAAGAGTGGTGAAACATATAGCATTGGAAGAACTACACAATATGCCTTTCTTGCTGATGAAATGGCAAGACGAACTGATGATGAATCTGGGAGTTATACAGTTCGTCCCTTTGAATATAGAATTGAAGAATCTGTTGATACCACTGTTGCTGGACAGGATTTTCGGGGAAATTTTTCAGTTGGTGCAACAACGAATGATAATAATACTGCTAGTGATTCTTTACTTTCGTTTATTGTTTCTACTGGTAAAGCTTATATTGGGGGTTTTGAACTTGAAAAAACTCAATCCACAATCAAGGATGTTAACAAAGCAAGAGACTTTGAGAGTATCAATGCTGGTGTTTCTACCTTTGATATGGGTAACTACGCATTAATTGAAAATGTATTTGGGTCACCAGATATCACAGCGGTAACTGGTGAATCTACAGCATTTAAGACTATTGAATTCTATGACGCAAAAAACTCTACTAGAGGTGCGGCAAACGGAAACCTAATTGGTGTTGGTCGTGCCCGTGCAATAGAATATGATAGCGGAACTGCTGGTTCGAATGCAGATGCAACTGATGCTCGATACAAGTTGTATATGTTTGATATTCGTCCTTTCACCAAATTGACTTTGAGTGACACTCCATCACCGACACTTCTTGCATCACATGCTAATGGTGGTGTTCTGGTAACTGGTGTTTCATCTGGTGCAACTGGATTTGTCTTTAAAGATGATACTTCTGCAACTAATGTTAATCTAACTACTGTTGTCGGCACTTTTCAAGTCGGTGAAAAAATTACTGCATCTGACTCTGCTGAAACGAGTGCAATTATAGAGAACTCCGGTAATACAGACCTTACAATTACTGGAGCTGAAACATTTAGTGTTAATAACTTTAAACAAGTCTTTATGGATGATGATGATTCTGGCCAAGACTTTACTGCTGACTTTGTTACTCGACCCCTAACAAATATATTTGCTGATATCTTGATTGAAGATGACATAAATTCATCTATTGAATTAGAAACTTTGACGGGTTCTGGTAATATTATTCAAGAAGGTTTTGAGCGTGATGCAGTAAAATTATTTGATGCAGAGAAAAATAGAGCATTATTTAAACTACCAAAGAATACAGTTAAGACACTCCTAACAGCAACTAATTCTGGTGCAAGTGATACACAATATACCATTCGTAGACAGTTTGTTGGAACGACAAACTCCTCTGGTATTGTGACCTTTACTGCCGGAACAAATGAAACATTTACAGCGTTTGCTGAAAAAGATTATACAATGTCTATTCTTACTGCCGGTAGCAGCGCAACGGGGTCACAGGGTGATGTTGTTAGTCTTGCTAGTAAATTGTCTGGTACAGGATCAGCATCTCTTACGGTGACAGACAACACAATTTTGGGAAGTGCTGCAAAGGTAAAACTCACTGCAACACTTCTTAAAACTTCTGTTATTCAAAAGAGTAAAACTGTTAATCTTATGAAACAACTAAAAGTAACTTCTGGAACAACAGATGCTTTTGGTACTCGGCCTTCTGATACAACTATTTCACTTGGTCGTGCAGATGTATTTAATGTGGTTGCTGTGTTTGATTCTGAAGGTGCATCTACGGATGCAGCTGCACCACAAATGACAATTACTAATGCAGCTGGAACATTTACCCGTGGTGAGAAAATTACTGGTGGTACGACAGGTGCATTAGGAAGAGTTATTAATATATCATCCCCCATCAGTTATGTTCAAACTACCGGAGTTGGTTTTGTAACGGGTGAAATAATTACAGGAGTATCTTCTGGTGCATCTGCAACTGTTGGCACTCTTACTGTTGGTAGCATAAATATCAAAAATAAATTCTTCTTTGATGATGGTCAACGAGATAATTATTATGATATTGCCCGAATCATACGAAAAGGATCACAACCCACACCTACTGGAAGATTGCTTATTGTATATGATTTCTTTGAACATGGTGCTGGTGATGTGTTTACCGTTGATTCATATGTTGATGTTGCTGGTCGAATGGGTTATGATGACATTCCAACATATACCGCAGCAAAAGTTGACCCTGATTCACCATCTCCAGCTGGTCAGTTTCCATTAATAGAAACTGCTGATTTTAGGGTAAGGGTTGCAGACATTGCTGGAACATCAAGTACACTAGAAACAGTTGACGAAGTTACAGGTAATTCTTTTGACTTCTTCTCTCGTCTGTATAGTGGAACAGGTGCATCAACGACTGATGTTTGTAAGCCCGGATCATTTATTCAATCTGATTTTGAATATTATTTACCAAGAAGTTCAAGTGTTGTGATGGACAATAGGGGTATCATAACTGTTATTGATGGCACTTCAGCTGACAGGAGAACACGACCAGACCTTCCAAATAATGTCATGGTTCTTGCACATATTGACTTACCAGCATATACATTTAAACCTTCTGATGTCCAAGTTACTAGAATTAGCAATCAAAGGTTTACTATGAAAGATATTGGTAGGATTAATGAACGTCTTACAAATGTTGAAAGATTAACAACACTCAGTCTCTTGGAAAAAAATGCAGCAGAATTTGAAGTATTAGATGCTAATGGTTTGAATAGATTTAAGTCTGGGTTTGTAGTTGATAACTTTAGAGGACATAGAGTTGGTGATGCATTTGCCAGAGACTATAGAAATTCTATGGATTTTTCAGAAGGAACTCTTCGTCCTGTTCATGTTACAAAATATGTAGACCTTGAGGAGAGTACAGCTTCCGATGATGCAAGAGCTGGTGCTGGTTATAAAAAGACGGGTGATCTTATCACTCTACCATATACAGAAGTTGTTTTAACAGAACAACCTTTTGCGAGCTCAATTGAACGTGTTGCCCCATTTCTAACTGCAACATGGGTCGGTATTGTATCCTTAGACCCAACACAGGATAACTGGTTTGAGACAGAAATTGCTCCACAACTAATTATTAATCGTGAGGGTAACTTTGATGCGGTCACTGCTGCTATTGGTAACAATATTGGTACTGTGTGGAACTCATGGCAGACGACTTGGCAGGGAGTTGTCACCCAGTTCGGGGCGTGGAACGGCGACCTCCGTGCTGGATCGGCCGCCGATAGAGCCAGAACTGAAGAGTTTGTGGGCGGCACTTTCTTTGGTAACCGTCAATTCAATGCGACAACACAATCTAGAACTGGTACTTTTACTGAGATTGAAGAAAATATTGAACTTGAGAGTCAAGGACTCAGGTCTATTGCTAAAACTATGATTCCATTTGCACGTACAAAGGATATAAGCTTTACTGCAAATAGTTTGAAACCGTTCACAAGAGTTTATATTTATTTTGGTAGGAGACTTGTTAATGCGTATGTTACACCTAATGCATCAGGTGCATTAGGAACAAGATTTGGAAGTTACTCCGACGTTGAAACCCCTGTTGCTGGTAGCAAACTAATCACTGATGGTCGAGGCGATTGTCTGGGTGTTTTTACTATCCCTGACCCAAAAATTACTGGTAATCCACAATGGGCAACAGGTGATATTGAATTTGTAATAACTGCTGACCCAAATAATAAACAAGTTGGTGATGCTGCAAATGAAATTATTACAAGAGAGACTTATGCTGAAGCAGTATATTCTGCCACAGGTATTTTGGACACTCAACAAGAAACTATTATTTCTACAAGAAATGCGATTGTAAGAACCTCTGCATTGAGTGAATCAAACCAGACTCTTGATATCATAGCAAGGGAAATGCCGATGCCGGACCCTCTCGCACAGACATTTATGGTTATTGATGCAGCCCAAAGTAGTAGAGATCAAAGTGGTGCGTTCTTAACATCTGTTGACCTTTATTTCTCTGATAAGGATGATACCTTTCCTGTTTGGGTAGAAATTCGTAATGTGATTAATGGCGTGCCGGGTCCGAAGATTTTACCATTTGCTAGAAAATTGTTGCAATCGGGTGAGGTTTCAACATCTACAGATGGTTCTGTTGCAACAACCTTTACATTTGAATCTCCTGTTTATGTACAAGGTGGTACAGAGTATTGTATTGCTGTGTTAACAGATGTTCCTTCTTATAAAGTTTGGATTGCTGATCTTGGTGCAAGGGACGTTAATGAAAACGAGATTACAGACCAAGCTCACGTTGGTGTTCTATTTAAAGGTGCAAACAATAGGTCTTGGTCAGCATCACAGACTCAAGATTTGATGTTTTCTCTGAAACGTGCTAAGTTTGACACAAATGCTACTGGTTTGGTTACATTACAGAACCAAGCATTACCCGTAAAGACTCTTACAGAAAATCCGTTAGAGATGACAGATGGCAATACAGCTCTAAAAATTAATCACGATAGTCATGGTATGTATAGTACATCTAACAACGTCACCATTGACAATGTTAAGTCTGGAGCAACAACTACACTTGCAGGTGCTATCACTGCTACAGCCACTTCTATTACTCTTGCAAGTGGAACAAACTTTGATGACACTAGTGGTAAGTATTCTAGGGATGCATCCAGCGTGTACTATATTATAATCGATGATGAGATTATTAGTTATACCACCATTTCTGGAACAGGTATTACTAGTGCAACGCGGGGTGCAAATAGTACAACTGCCGCTAACCATGCAAATGGTGCAACTGTGGAACTATATCAAATTCATAAAGTTCCACTATACGATATTAACAAGACACACACTGCCATTGCTAATATTCAAATGGATAGTTATACAATTGTTCTATCTACAACACCAGTTGTTGACGGCGCTGGTAGCACATCGACCCTTGGTGGAAGTGTTGCAACGGCAACAGAAAATGCTCAGTATGATCTTTCAACTACTAACATGGGACTTTTAATTCCATCAAGAACTTCCCTTACTGGTGGTTTCCTTGCAACAACTGGTACAAGTGCAA